GCGCATGATGGAAGAGCTGGGCCATGACGTCGAGGTCGACAGCGTGTTCGACAGCGCCCTCGGCCTGAGGGACGTCCTGAAGGAAAGGATCGAGGCATGATCCGCACGTTCGACGAGCTGTGCTCCGCCATCGCCAAAGAGATGAACGGCATGGAGACCGAGGAGGAGATCAGGAACAGCGCCGAGCTGATGCGACTGGCAGAGCTGGCCCACGCCTACCTCGACGCCGAGAGCAACCCGCCTGAGGGCGTCATCGGGGTCGGGTGCATCACATATGCCGAGCGGGTCTTGTGTGATTTGCAACAATAGCAATGTTGACACCCTGCATCGTACGATGTAGGGTGTTTTCGTTGAGAGGGAGATGACCATGAACCCGTGGACCTACAAGGCCTCGACCCCGACCCCCGACCTGCCGCCGCCGGACTGCGCGATGACGCGCGACGAGTGGCTGCAGCTGACCCCTGGCTACCGCCGCGAAATCTGGCGCGGCTATGAGCGGAGCATCACGAAATGACCACCAACTATCAGACCCCCACCGTCGAAACCTACGTCGGCCTCGACCGCGCGTTCAACCACTTCAACGAGCGCCTGTTCGACAACCGGCTGCCGCCCGTGGTCTTCACCCTGACGCGCAAGCGGAACGCCCATGGCTACTTCTGGGCCGAGCAGTTCACGCACCGCGCCGACGGTGACCAGACGCATGAGATCGCCCTGAACCCGAACACCATGTCGCGCGATCTGGTCACCGTCCTGTCGACGCTGGTGCACGAGATGACGCACCTCGAACAGCAGGAGTACGGCAAGCCCTCGAAGAACGGGCACCACAACCGCGAGTGGGCCAACATGATGCTGCGCGTCGGCCTGATCCCGACCGACACCGGCGAAGAGGGCGGCAAGATGACCGGCCGCAAAGTCACGCACATGATCGACCCCGACGGTGACTTCCTGACGGCCGCGTCCGAGCTGGTCGACACCGGCTTCGACCTGCCCTACTTCACCGCGCCCCGTGGGGCCGCTGCGGCGAAGAAGAAAGACCTCTCGAAGGTCAAGCACGAGTGCCCCTGCTGCGGCTTCAAGGCGTGGGCCAAGCAGGGCGCGAACATCGTCTGCGGCGACTGCGAAGAGCGCCTGATCGGGGAGGAGGTGTGAGATGCCGATCTACATGAGCGAAATTGTGGTTGGGGAAGAGGGCAGCGGACAGATTTCTATTGCCGCAAACGAAGGTATCAGCATCGTGCAGATGGAAGATGGGGTGTGTCCGCACACGATCATCATCCTGACAGAGGAAGATGCCAGAGACCTTGTCAGGGGTGTGAGGGCTGCAGCGGTGATCAACGGCTGGGATGTGTGAGATGCCGGACTTCCCCATCGGGTTCAAGAAGGCCTCGAACATCAATGCGACGAAGGGATTGTCGGCCGACCGTTCGCGCATGGAGGCCGTGCAGCAACTCAAGAACGCGAAGGCGGCCGCGCACGAGGGCCGTGCCCCCATGGACATCGTCATGATCCAAGACAACACCGGCAGGACCGACGACATCAAGACCGGAATGCCGCCGAAGATGAAGCGGGAGTATCTGGAGGAGCTGGAGCGGCGCAGGCAGGAGATCGGGATCGAGGAGCTGTTCCGGTGACCGATCTGGAGAAGTTCCTGCGGGAGATGGGGCTTGCCCCGAAGCCCGTCACGCCCCCGCCGGTCGAGCGGCAGTTCAAAGGCATCTGGTACAGGGACGGTGACATCCCGCACTGAAAAGACTATCTTGGGCCGATCAACATGAAAGGCCCAAGACATGCCTGCTGGCCGTCCACCGATGGAATTCACCGAAGAGATCGCCGACCGCATCCTGCACGGGATCGCCGAGGGCAACAGCCTCGTCTCGATCCTGAAGGAGGATGAAGAGCTGCCCAGCTACACGACCGTGATGAAGTGGCTGCGGCAGTTCCCTGAATTCGCGGCCAATTATGCGCGCGCGCGCGAAGATCAAGCGGACCACGACGCGGACAAGATCGGCGACATCGCCGAACAGGTCGTGCAGGGCAAAGTCGACCCGCAGGCGGCGCGCGTGGCCATCGACGCCTACAAGTGGGCAGCTGGCAAGCGCAAGCCGAAGGTCTACGGCGAGAAGATGATGGTCGGGGGGTCCGAGGACATGGCCCCGATCAAGACCACGACCAAGCTGGACATCTCGCACCTGTCGCTCGACGAGCTGGACGTGCTCGGCGCGGCCCTGCAGAAGGCGATCAAGACCGATGGGGAAGATTGACCTTCCCTTCGCCATCGACCCTGCGGCGCTGCTGCGGATGGTCGAGAAGCGCAAGTGTGAGCTGTCTCTGGCCGAGTTCGTCAAGCATGCGTGGCGCGTGATCGAGCCCGGCCAGCCCTACGTCCACGGCTGGCACATCGACTTCATCTGCGCCCATCTGGAGGCCATCACCGACGAGGTGGTGCTGGACAGCGGTGAGCTGTACAACCGCCTTCTGGTGAACGTCCCGCCGGGCACCATGAAGTCCCTGCTGATCGGGGTCTTCTGGCCCGCGTGGGAATGGGGTCCGCGCCGCATGCCGCACATGCGCTACGTCTGCGCGGCGCACAGCCAAGACCTCGCCATCCGCGACGGGCTTCGCATGCGCCGACTGGTGACGTCCGAGTGGTACCAAGGCCACTGGGGAGACGTGGTCCAGCTGACCGGCGACCAGAACCAGAAGACCAAGTTCGAGAACACTGCGACCGGCTTCCGGCAGGCGACCGCCGCAGGCTCGATCACCGGTGCGCGCGGCGACCGCGTGATCATCGACGACCCGCATTCGGTCGACGGCGCGAACAGCGACCAGCAGCGGAACAGCACTCTGACGTGGTTCCTCGAAGCCGTCCCGACCCGCGTGAACAACCCCGACCGGTCGGCCATCGTGGTCGTGATGCAGCGCCTGCACGAGGAGGACGTGTCCGGCGTGATCCTCGACCGCGATCTGGGCTACGACCACATCATGCTGCCCATGCGCTACGACCCGACCCGCGCCTACGCCACGAAGCTGGGGTACGCCGATCCGCGCGAGGAGGAGGGGGAGCTTCTGTTCCCCGACAGGTTCCCACTGGAGGTCGTCGAGCGGGACGAGAAGGCCATGGGGCCATACGCGGCCGCAGGGCAGTTCCAGCAGCAGCCTGAGCCTCGCGGCGGGGGGATCATCAAGGACCACTGGTGGCAGCTCTGGGGTCGGCCGGAATACCCTGCCATCGAGTACATCGTGGCCAGCCTCGACACCGCCTACACGTCGAAGGCCGAGAACGACTTCAGCGCCCTGACGGTCTGGGGCGTGTTCTCTGCGTCCAGCGAGACCAACTCGACGCGCTCAGTGGATCGGTATGGCCGCACGGTCGAGATGCGGACCAGCTACCAGTCTGAGGGCCTCGGCCCCGTGCCCAAGGTCATGCTGATGTATGCGTGGCAGGTGAAGCTGGAGCTGCACGATCTGGTCGAGAAGGTCGCGTCGACCTGCAGCCGCATGCGCGTCGACCGGCTCCTGATCGAGAACAAGGCGGCCGGTCATTCCGTGGCGCAAGAAATCAGGAGATTGTTCGGGCACGAGGATTTCGCCGTGCAGATGTTCGACCCGAAGACGCTCGACAAGACCGCGCGCCTGTACTCGGTGCAGCACATCTTCGCCGAGGGCATGGTGTACGCCCCGAACAAGGACTGGGCCGAGCAGGTGATCCGCCAGTGCAGCGTCTTCCCGAAGGGCAAGAACGACGACCTCGTGGACACAGTCTCAATGTCGTTGCAGCACCTTCGCACTGTGGGTATGCTCACAAGGGCAGCTGAGCGCCTCGCAGAACTGGACGAGGCGCAGCGTTTCACGGGGAACGACAACATGGTCCCCCTGTACAACACATGAGGGGGAGCTGAATGAAGAGGGTCTTGTGCAATGCGTCGGTGGACGCATCACCGACCGGCCAGCTGGTGGTGACGGTTCACGGCATCGGGGAGCACACGGGCGAGAAGCGCGAGTACACCTTCCCTGCGGCCGAGAAGGAAGACAGCGCCGCGATGGAGGGCATCCGCCGGTTCGTCGAAGAGCTTGGGGGTGCCGCGTGACCAAGTTCGTTCTGGGGGAGCTGAACGTGGCCTTCACGGTCGGCATGTCTGACGCGAACCACATGAAGACGCCGATGCCGTTCATGGCCGTCGCGCCAGCTCACAAGATCATCGAGGCCCTGAACCTGAAGGACACGTCGGCCTCCATAACCGGCGAGGACGTGAGCGAGGTTGTCGATGCGTTCAATCAGGCGGGGACCGTGATGTTCTTCGACACGCTCGGCGCGGCGGAGACGGCACTGGAGATGCTGGGCGCGATGCTGGATCGGGCCTGCAGCACCGAGTGGGTCACGCGCAGCGGCAGTGAAATCACCAGAGGGAAGATGCAGTGATCATCAACGGAAAGGGCCTGCTGACAGCAGCGCCTATCAAGGACATGCTGGGCACCAAGGAGCGCGCCCACGGGGTCAGCCATGGCCTCGGCGAGGCGGGCTACGACATCCGGCTGAAGCAGGAGATCGTGTTCCAGCCGGAGAACGCCACCAATCCGGCTGGCGTCTGGGTGGACGGCAAGTACCGCTCCGGCCGGTTCTGCATCGCCTCGGCCATCGAGGAATTCGACATGCCGCCCGATCTGGTCGGCATCGTGCACGACAAGTCGACGTGGGCGCGGCGCGGCCTGTCGGTGTTCAACACGGTCATCGAGCCAAAATTCTGTGGCGGCCTCACGCTTGAACTCGTATATCATGGTGGCGACAGGCTTCACATTCCAGCTGGTGCGGGAATTGCCCAAGTCCTGTTCCATAGGATTGCAGAGAACGCGGCGTACGATGGAAAATATCAGAACCAGTCCACAGACCCTGTCCCAGCAAGGTTCGAGTGATCGGGTGAAGGTGTGCCGAAAATGCGGCACATACTTTCCCGCAACGACCGAATACTTCTATCGGAACGCAGGTGGGAAATTTGGTCTGACGCCGAGGTGCAAGTCATGCGTCAACGAGGACAACACGGAGAGCCATGCCAAGCGCTTGGCCCGTGATCCTGCAAAGGTCAGGGCGCAAGCGTCGGAAAGGTCGAAGCGATACTACCAAAAAAATTTGGACAGCTGCCGGAAGAAAGGCCGTGAGTATGCTGTAGCGCGACATGCGGCTGATCCAAGCCTGAAGCGCCGTGCAAAGCTGAAGGAAAAGTACGATCTTACGCCAGATCAATGGCAGGCCATGTTCGAGGCCCAAGGGTGTCGATGTGCGATCTGTCAATCAGACAAGCCGAACGCCAAAGCGGGCTGGAACACCGATCACTGCCACAAGACCGGTCGCGTTCGGTTCATTCTGTGCGCGCATTGCAACAGAGGCTTGGGTGCATTCAGGGATGACCCTGCACTAATGAGGAGGGCCGCAGATATGCTTGAGGAAATTCAGAAGGGAGCAAAACATGGCTAAGTGGGCAGAGATGGACGATCCTTTCGAAATCGACGTCCGGTACGCATCCCTGCACCGCGTCCTGATGCTGGCGCTGGAGCAGGCATCCAGCGGCAAGGGCGCGGAGCGTCACGGGCAGGACAAGCCGTTCGATGCCCAGCCCATGCTGGAGATCGGCCGCATGGTCGGCGCGGGCTTCTGCCTCGGTCAGGCCATGAAGAAGGCGCAGGAGGCCAGCCGGATGGATAGGGCTGCCGCCAAGCGTGAGCTGCTGGGCGCGATCAACTACCTTGCAGGTGCCTACCTCTTGCTGGAAGAAAACGACGCGACCTGATAGGATCGCCGTCAACATGACCCATGAAGGGACCACGACATGCCTCTCGTTCCAGGCCTGAACCCCGCCGTCCGGATCGAGGATGATCCTGAGGATGCCGCCATCTCCCCGACGGATGTGCTCGTCGAGAACGCCGACGAGGATGTCGACGTCCCTGAGTTCGATCAGGATGGCGCGATCCTGAAGATCGACCACGGGGATGGCTCGATCACCGTCAGCCTAGACGGCAGGCCGATCAGGGATGCCGAGGGCGACAACGGCCCCGAAGGCTGGTTCGACAACCTCGTCGACGACATCGACGACATGGAGCTGGGCCTGATCGCGGACGAGCTTCTGCGCGGGGTCGATGACGACCTGCAGAGCCGCAACGAGTGGGTCGAGGATCGGGCGCAGGGCATGAAGCTTCTGGGCCTGAAGCTGGAAGTTCCTGGCATCCAAGGCTCGAACGACGGTGCGCCGGTCGAGGGCATGTCGAAGGTCCGCCATCCGCTGCTGCAGGAGGCGGTTCTGCGCTTCCAAGCCAACGCCCGATCCGAGATGCTGCCGACCGACGGCCCCGTGAAGATCAGGGACGACAGCAACGGGTCGACGCTGGAGCGTGACGGCCTCGCCGATGCGTTCGAGAAGGACTTCAACCACTACCTGACCTCGACCGCGACCGAGTACTACCCCGACACGGATCGCATGTTCCTGATGCTGGGCTTCGGCGGCACGTCCTTCAAGAAGGTCTACTACTGCCCGCTGCGGAACCGGCCGGTGTCCGAGAGCGTGGACGCCGAAGACCTGATCGTGAACAACGCGGCGACCGACCTGTCGAACGCCAAGCGGATCACGCACCGCGTCTACATGAAGCCCTCGACGGTGAAGCGCCTGCAAATCCTCGGCGTCTACCGCGACGTCGAGCTGTCGACCCCGCAGAACAAGTCGCCTGACAGCGTGCAGGAGGCCAAGGCATCGCAGCAGGGCGTCTCGATCCAGTCGATGAACCCTGAGGACCGCGACCGCGAAATCTACGAGGTCTACTGCGAACTCGACATCAAGGGCTTCGAGCACAAGCACAAGGGCAAGCCGTCCGGACTGGAAATCCCCTACCGCGTGACCATCGACGTGTCGTCGCGGCAAATCCTGTCCATCGTACGGAACTACAACGAGGAGACGAAGGAGCTTCCGGAGGCGCGCACGACCTTCGTCAAGTACACCTTCGTGCCGGGCTTCGGCTTCTACGACATCGGCCTTCTGCACATCCTCGGCAACACCACCAGCGCCGTGACGGCCGCGTGGCGGGAGCTGCTGGACGCTGGCATGTATGCCAACTTCCCAGGCTTCCTGATCTCGGACAGCGGGTCGCGGCAGAACACCAACATCTTCCGCATCCCGCCGGGCGGTGCCGCGCAGGTGAAGACCGGCGGCCAGCCCATCGGTCAGGCCGTCATGCCGCTGCCCTACAAGGAGCCGTCGCAGGCCCTGATGGCTCTGGTCGAGAACATGGCGATGACCGGTGCGCGCGTCGGCGGCACGTCCGAGCTGCAGGTGGGCGAGGGTCGGCCGGACGCGCCGGTCGGCACCACGCTGGCGATGATCGAGCAGGCCACCAAGGTGCTGAACTCGGTCCACAAGCGCATGCACGCCGCGCAGGCCGAGGAGTTCCGCCTGCTGCGCGAGTGCTTCCGTGAGCACCCCGAAAGCTTCTGGGAGCGCAACCGCCGCCCGACGACCCAGTGGAACCCCGATCTGCTGCTGCAGGCTCTGGACGATGTCGAGCTGGTGCCGCAGGCCGACCCGAACACCGCCAGCCACGCCCAGCGCGTCATGAAGATCATGGCGCTGAAGCAGCTGCAGGCTGGGAACCCCGCCCTGTACGACCCCGTCGCCATCGACACGGCTGCCCTACGCGCCATCGGCTGGTCGAACCCCGAACAGTTCTTCAAGCCGGATCAGGAGCGCAATTCGCCGCCGCCGGAGCTGCTGAAGGGCATCGAAGACCTGAAGATCGCCAAGCAGAAGGCGGACGCCGACACGATGCGCGCACAGGCGGCCATGGTTTCGGCGCAGCGCCCCGCATCTGGCGGCGTCGGCCCGCAAGGTCCGCAGGGTCCGCACCCGATGGAGCTGCAGGCCAAGCTTCTGTCCGAGCAGAACAAGGCCAAGCAGATGGAGATTTCGTTCCGCCGCGACCAGATGAACGACGAGAACCGCGATCTGGATCGGGAGGCCGACCTGCGCCGCGAACAGATGCAGATCGACCGCGACCGGATGAACGACGCCGTCCGCATGCAGCATGAGATCGACATGCAGCAGCGGGACCACCAGACGGACATCCTGAAGCTGGCCATGCAGGTCCAGAACCAGAAGAAGCGTGAAGAGGCGAAGTGATGGATGACGACAAGGCGATCCGCGCAGCCAAGCTGACCCTTGGCGGCATGCTCGAAAAGCGTCGGGCCAAGACGGCCAAGGACCGAGCTGGCGGCCAGATCGCCCCGTCGAAATACCTGCCTGACGTCCCCCGTCAGGTGCGCGCCAACGGGGGCTACGTCCCTGCCGCCACTCTGCCGATCCCCAAGCTTGCCGTGGCGCGCGGCAGCGGCATGCAGGCTCAGCCCTCGGTGGCCGAGACCCTCGCAAGCTTGGCGTCCTTCGGGAAGACGGCCACCGGCCTCTACGACACCTTCACCGGCAAGGATCAAGGCAAGCCGCAGCCGGAGCAGCCGCAGCAGCCGCAGGATGGACACGCCGCCCGCGTGGAAGCTGGTGGGGGCATGTCCCAGACGGCCGTGGACGCATGGGGCCGCTTGGTCGACGCATATGGCCAGCCCCTGACCATCGTATCGTCTTACCGCGATCCTGCACACAACGAGCGGGTCGGCGGTGCCAAGGACAGCCAGCACACGCACGGGAACGCCTACGACATCGACACGTCCCACCTGTCGCACGAGGAGCGACTGGCACTGGCGGACATGGCGTGGAACGCGGGTTTCCGTGGCTTCGGCTTCTACGACAACAACATGCACTTCGACGTCGGCGATCCCCGCGCGTGGGGTCCGTCTTACAGCCGCGACAGCATCCCCAGCTGGGCGCAGGACTGGACCTCGCAGCGGTACGGCTATGCGGACGGCGGGCCAGTCGACGGCTACACCCCGCAGCGCACCGTGAAGGCCTACAAGCTGTTCCGCCGCAAGGGCGACCAGCTGTTCCCGCTGTTCGTGCATGCCAACAAGCCCGTGCCGATGGGCCAGTGGCTGGAGGCGGAAGAGGGTCCGCAGGGCAAGACGCAGGGCAAGGTCAAGTCGAAGCTGGGCGATCTGGCATACCGGCCAGGCTGGCATGCCGGTGACCTGCCCATCGCCACCCACATCGGCGGCAAGTCCTCGCCCGACCTGAAGAAGCCGGACTACCGGCCGGACGACCACGTCTGGGCCGAGATCGAGATGGCGGCCGACAAGGACTGGCAGAGCGTGGCCGACAGCCGTGGCAAGGGCGTGAAGGCCCACATCACCGATCAGGTGCCGCTGGGAGGGTTCTACCGCTACAAGACCAACCCGAACATGACCGGCAACTGGCTGATCGGCGGCCACATGAAGGTCAACCGCGTCCTGTCCGACGACGAGGTGAAGGCGATCAACGACGCCGCTGGCACGGCCGACCTGCCGCGCCGTCAGGCCTTTGCATCCGGCGGCGCTGCGAACGCGCCCATGTTCGAGGGCATCCATGAAGACCTGCAGGACGAGCAGGGCAACCCGCTGGAGCTGTGGCACGGGACGCCAGCGCCGCAGGAGTTCGAGGCGTTCGACGATGCCAAGGTGGGATCGGAGCGCGATCACGGCTGGTATGGGCGCGGCCATTACTTGACGCCTGATCTGGACCAAGCTGGCGAGTACGCAGGAGCGGAAGACGAGGGCACTATCATCGGCCCGCTGCATGCGGCGCTGAAGAACCCCTACATCTGGGATGTATCGAACGAGAACGCCGCACATCGTACGCTTCGTGACCTGCAGTCGATGGGGATCATGCGCGGGAAGCCCAAGCTTGAACCGTGGGACATCGTGCAGCGGCACGAGATGGACGATTTCATGCGTACGATGCGCGAACGTGGCCACGATGGCGTGATCGTCCGGACGCAAGATCACGAGGGTGACCGCCCGCACCGCGTGTCCGAGGTCGTCGTGTTCAAGCCGACCGCGATCAAGCACAAGGATGCCGAGGTCTTCGACCCGACGGACGCCCGCATCCGGCGCGCGGACGGGGGTCGCCTGAACCTCTATTCCAAGGCCGCCCGCGTCATCTCCGGCATGAAGGACCAGAAGATGGATGTCCAAGACATCCTGAAATACGCACTGGGCAAGGGTGTGAAGAGGGCCGAGCTGGACCATGTCAACGTCCCGTCCGGCAAGGCCACGCCCAAGCAGGTGGCGGATCACATCGAGTTCATGCAGCCCCAGATTGGGGTGAGGCGACGTGGCGAGGTCATGCAGGGCAATTTGTCTGATGCGGAGATGGGCGAGCTGCGCGGCCTCCTCGCAAGACCGACGGCCAGTATGTCGGAGCAGGAAATCCAGCGGCAGACGGAGCTTGAGGACAGCGCAGGCGGCTACATGTCCCCGCAGTACGCCCAGTACCAGCTGCCAGGCGGGAAGAACTACCGTGAGCACATCCTGACGCTGGACGACCATCCAGACGACCAGACGTACATGGCGAAGATACACTGGGGCCGGATGGCCAATCCTCTGGCCCACATCCGCATGTCCGACCGGATGGATGGGAACAAGAAAATCCTCCACATCGAGGAGATGCAGTCTGACTGGAACAACGACGCGCGGCGCAAGGGCTTCAAGACCGGAACCGAACAGCAGGACTATCAAACCTACGTCGACAAGATGCGCGACGAGGCGGTGGCTGGGATCGACCCAACGGCGTCTCAGCAAATCCGCAACGCCCTGCGCGCCAAGTACAACACGATGGACCCGTACATGCTGGCCCTGAAGATGGGGCGGCAGGCGGAGCACAACGAGATGGCTCAGCGCGCGAACCCGATGTACGGCGGCGTTCCGAAGGCCCCCTACATCAACCCGAAGCGCGACGACTGGGCCGAGCTGGCCATGAAGCACATCCTGCACGAGGCGGCCAAGGGCGGCTACGACGGGATAGCCTTCACGCCCGACGAGGCCCAGAGCGAACGCTGGAAGGGGACCGATTTCAACGGCATCTACAACAAGAAGCTGCCGAGCATCGCCGAGCGCCTCGTCCAGCAGCACGACCCCGACTACGGGTCGAGCAGCGCCATGCGGATCGGGGACTATGTCGCGCCGATGATCGAGCTTTCCCCCGAAGCCCGTGATAGCATCCAGAAGAACAGCTTCTCGTCGTTCCGTCGCGGGGGCTATGTCACCCATGTCCGGAGGGCGAGATGAACAAGCATGGCCTCTACTCCAAGGCGGCGCAGCTGATCAGACAGTACGGCAGTGAGCGCGGCACCGTCGACCAGATGCTGGCCTTCGCCAAGAAGGGCGGCATGAAGGACGCGGAGCTGCAGAACGCTGGGGTTCTTCCGACCGGCAAGATCGACCGAGAGGAGCTGGCGAAAATCTTCGAGGCGCGCATTCCCGCCGTTCGCGTTGACCAGTACGGCGAGAACCCTCAGTACCTGCAGGGCGCGGATCGCCAGCGCCACCGAGAGATCGGCAACCGTCTGGGCCGTGGCGAAGAGGTCTCGCCGGAGGAGCGCGAGGAATACCGGCGCTTGCACCAGAGATTTCACTCTGGCCCGAACGTCATGTCCACCGAGGATGATGACGGCAACGAAGACCTGATGGACACGCAGTATGGTGGGTACACCACCGACGGCGGCCGGAATTACCGTGAGCGCCTCCTGAAGCTGGATCAGAGGGAGCATCCGGCCAAGAGGGCGGAGGCCAACATCGCCAGCCTGCAGGATCGGATATGGCACCAGATGCCGGTCTACGGCGAGGACCACCCGATCATCCAAGGGTACCGCAAGCGCCTCGGTGAGCTGCAGGCGGAGCGCGACGAGGCGATCCGGACGTTCGGGCAGCCAAGGACGCGAGAACAGCAGTACCAGTCCAGCCACTGGTCGGATCACCCCGACGTCCTCGCCCACATCCGCATGATGGACCGAACGGTTGGTGAAGACTGGCCATCGTTGAAACCAGTCGCGGAGAGGCTGGCAAGCGGCCTTGGCGTGAGCACGAAAGAGCTTGCTTCCGGCGCGGTTTCGGTCGGCATTCAGCGAGGCGTGATCACTCCGGAAGAGGGCGCGTCCTTGTCGCGCGTCCTTGGATGGCGCAACGGTTACGAACGGGCGCGCGGCGTCGGTAAGCGCCTGCTGCACGTCGAGGAGCTGCAGTCCGACTGGGCGCAGGAGGGCCGCGATAAGGGGTTCTATGACCCTGACCGGCCGTACCAGCTGTACGACTTCGAAAAGAGCAAGCCCATCTCCAACCACGCCACCGAGGAGGAGGCGATGGAGGAGTGGAAGAAGCACGACCCCGAAAGCACGTCCCTTCGCCGGATGAACACGGGGCGTCCGGACATGCCGCCTGTCGGACCCTATGTCGGCAACACCCAGCACTGGACCGATCTGGCGCTGAAGCACGTCCTGCGCGAGGCGGCGATGGGCGACTACGACGGCATCGTGTTCACGCCGGGTCAGGCACAGGCTGACCGGTACGGACTGGAGAAGCAGCTTGATGTGCTGCATTACGACCCCTCCACCCAAACCCTCAGCGGCGGAAAGAACGGTTTCTGGCCGGTTCGCATTCCTGATGTAAAGCCCGAAGAGCTTAGAAGCCATATCGGTTCCGAAATGGCTGCAAGGCTGCTTGACCCAGCCAATGCCCGCACGTCAGAGGACGGTGCTGTTCAGCATGTCTTGAAGGGCGACGACCTCAAGATGGGCGGCGAAGGCATGAAGGGCTATTACGACAGCATCTTGCCGAAAAGCGTCATGAACTTGGCGCGGATGCACGATCCTTCGATCAGGCCCGCAGAGCCGGTGATGATGTCTCAGGACGGGCAGCAGTATCAGGGCTTCCACCTGCCGATGACGCCGGAGCTGAAGAACGGCATCCTCGACAAGGGCTATCCTGCGATGAAACGCGGCGGATCGGTCGGCGCGGCGCTGGCGGCCACGCGCCGCTTCACGAAAGACGGCGCTGGTGCTATGCTGCGCCTCAAATCCTGACGGAGACTGGCATGGCCGACACCGTGAAACGCGCGCTCGATCTGGTGTCGGGCTACGAAGATGCTCCGCACCCGAAGATGGAGGGCTGGAACTGGCAGCCGCTCCGGAGGGTGCGGGAGCAGCTCGAAGGCCTGCCGGAAATTCCGAGCCACGTTGAGAAGTTCGGCGAGTTCATGGACGAGACCGCGCGCCGCGCCATGAAGCACGGCCTGACCCCGCGCGATCTGATCAAGGCCTATGTGATCACAAGGGCCTCGATCCAGCGCCGCGCCCAGAATGCTGACAGGGTCCGCGCCGCTGGCCTCGATCTGCCGCAGGACAGCGGCATGATCCGGCCGGAAGGCGCGATGGGCGAGTGGCTGCACAGCCCGATGGGCCAGCGGTACCTCGATCAGGCGGAGCGCGGCATCGTCGATCACGAGGCGGTCGCCCACGCGCAGCAGGTCATGCAGCCTTTCGGCCTGAACGCCGAGACCGATGCCCTGCCTTGGGCGGTCCAGCACCTCGGCCCGCGCCACAGGGAGGTGTCCGATATGGTCGGACGTGCCCTGACGGGGCGGTCCAGCCCCGAAGAATGGCGCAGCTTTGCCAAAGACCTGCGCGGGATCGGCACAGCGAAGGCCGGTTTCGTCGCCTCGATGCTCGGCAGGGGGGATCAGCCCACACTGGACGCCCGTCAGGTCATCCTGCAGACCGGAAAACCGACCTCCGAGGCCAAAAAACCGATGGCGCGGGCCGGATATGCAGCCGTGGACCGCCTCGCAGCGCGTCAGGCGGCCCTGAACCCGCGCTTGGACAGCGGTTTGGAGCCTTTCCGGCAGCATCTGACCCACCACGCGATCTGGGACAAGGCCGGAAACGAGGTCACGACCCACGACGGCGTCGTCAGCGCCATGCGGAACGCCAAAGACGGCGGCCGGATCGGCTATTCGACGGGCGGATCGCCCCACGCACAGCGCCTGATGGAGCTTCTTGCCCAGCTTGACCCCGCAAAGGTCACGCAGGACGTGGTACGCAAGGCGCTTGAGAGGTCTCAGGCCGAGGGCTTCACCCGAACGGGTGCCGATGTGATGAAATCGGACCCCCGCCTGCAGGAAAGCAGGCCCCAGCTGTCGGACCTGAAGCCGACATCGAAGAGCGCGCACCTGATCCTGCCGTTCGAAGAGCTGGAGGCCCAGTTCTCGCCGAAGCACAACCTGATGCCGCGCAAGGAGCTGGACATCGAGCAGCTGAAGCGTGAGAAGGCCAGACTGGTCCCCTTGGTTGGAGACAAGACCCCTGCAGACACGCTGCTGACTGGCGTTCAGGGTGTCCCGCTGAGCGGGTTTGTGAACCAGCAGGGCGGCGGGAACTACGCCCGATCCGAGTTCGCAACCGGCGATGACCCCTCCGCATGGCGGTCGCGCGCCGGTGCAGCCAAGAGCATGCAGGAGAAGGCTCACCGGATGCACGATCCTGAGCGCCCCCTGTATGGGGTGCATGTGTCCATGGGGCACAAGTCGGGCGACAGCTCTCACATGCTTCTGCATGCCGCCATCCGCCATATCGACGGCATCCAGAACAGCAACAGGCCCATCAGCTCCTCAGACATCCGCGCGTTCGACGAGGAGATGCGCGCCAAGTTCCCATCGTCGCCGCAGTTCCCGATGGAGTGGCCTGGCATCCTGAACACCGACAGGGTCCACGACTTTTTCTACAACCAGCCGGGGAAGGCCAAGGCGCGGCCGGGGAAGCACGTCACCAAGTTTGTGCAGAACCTCGACAGTGTCCGGTGGCAGAAGGCCGGTTTCCCGAATGTCGCAGCCCTGCGCTTCGCCAACACCGAGCCGGAGCTTCTGGGTGAGCCTCAGGGCGCGACCGGCTTCACCGTCAGCAGGCTGGACACGTCGACCAAGCGCCTGCAGCCGAACGACAGCCGCTTGGCGCACGAAACCTACACCCACGGCATGCCGTCCCTCGGATATGCTGGCGGCTTTCCGGCGCTGGTGCAGGCCAAGGACATCTGGCGCGACCATCTTGGCGGGGCAGGGGACGACCCCACCAAGGTCCAGCACACGCTGATGACCAAGTTCCCCGCCGTGGACGTCGATGATCGGGTGGTCGATCTGGTGAGGGGCGCGCAGGAAGAGCGCAAGAGGCGCTACGGCTTCATGCACGGCGGTGCCGTCGTCGCGCAGCCGACCGACGCCCAGAAGAAGGCTGGCAACTACCAGAAGCACCACATGAGCTTCCAAGGCCTGCCGGTGACCATCGAGACCGCCAAGGGGCAGCACCGCAGCGGGACGGACGACCATGGCCACAAGTGGTCGGTCAAGCTGCCCTACGACTACGGCTACATCAAGCGCACCGAGGGGGCTGATGGAGATCACGTCGACGTGTGCATCGGGCCGGACCACCAGTCCGATCACGTCTTCATCATCGACCAGCACGATCATCGTACGGGGCAATTCGACGAGCACAAGGTCATGCTTGGCTACCGCACCCGCGAGGATGCCACGCGCGCCTACCGCGCTGGCTTCTCGGATGGCAAGGGTCACGAACGGCAGCGGGCCGTCGTCCGCATGTCGATGAAGGAGTTCAAGCAGTGGCTGAAGACCTGCGACACCAAGAAGCCGGTGCGCGGGCAGGGCCACATCGACCGTGCAATGCAGCTGGCTTCAGGGTATACTTCCGCCAGCTCTAACCCCCAAGGAGATCGCAATGGACGCTAAAAGCCTGCGCGAGGCGATGAAGGCAAAGGCCAAGCGCCTTGCCGGTGCCTCGTCCGAAAAAGTCGACAGCTCGGACTTCACGCCCGCCGAGCCGCTGAACGCTGACGTGAAAACGGGCATGCGCCCGATCTCGCGCCGCGCTTTCAAGACCGGCGGCAAGGTCGAGGGCGGCGAGAACAAGGCCCGCGCTGACCGCACCCCGCGTGGCTTTCAGGAGAAGGTTGGCTTGGCCAACACGAACCAGAAGGAAGCCAACGAGGAGCGCGAAGGCATCAAGCATGTCGGCGGCCTGAAGCGTGGCGGCGTGGCCAAGAAGGCTGGCGGCGGTGGCATGGGCACGTCCATGCGCCCGAAGGCCCGCCCCGACGACCTGATGGCCGAGCACGCCTTCCACAGGGCCATGCGCGCCACCCAGAACTCCGATGCGCCGGTCTCGTCCCGTCCGAACCGCCCCATGCCGCGCCCTGATGATCTGATGATGCAGCAGAAGCTGGACAGCATCTCCCGCGTCGATCAGGGCACGACCGACATGGTCCGCAAGCGTGGCGGCAAGGTCGCCAAGAAGAACGGCGGCGCAGCTGGTTCGAACGCCCAGCCGATCACGTCGGCCGGTCCCGACGCCGGTGGGCGCGAGGCCCGCAAGAAGGGCGGCATGGTCGAGGGGTCCAAGAAGGACATCGCCGAAGACAAGATGCTGGCCAAGAAGCACGGCATGTCCATGAAGGAGTGGGAGAAGTCCCCGCAGGACAAAATCCACGACAAGGGCGAGAAGCGCGGCGGCGCTGCACACGGCAAGGGCTGCACCTGCCGCCAGTGCGGCGGTCGCGTGGCCAAGAAGGATGGCGGCGGCCTCTATGCCAACATCCATGCCAAGCGTGAGCGGATCGCTGAAGGCTCCGGCGAGAAGATGCGGAAAGCTGGCTCCAAGGGTGCGCCCACGGCTGCCGACTTCAAGGCGTCCGAGCGCACCGCCCGCAAGGACGGCGGCAAGGTCGGCAAGGGCAAGACGAACATCAACATCATCATCCACCCCAACGAGGGCAAGGATGGTAAGCCGATGATGCCGCCCGCCCCGATGATGCCCCCGCGCCCCCCGATGCCGATGCCCGCACCGGCCGCTGGCGCACCGATGCCCCACGCAGGCATGGTCCCGCCCGGCCTGAGCGCGGCACTGGCTGGCGCTGCCGGTGCACCGATGCCGCCCGCAGGTGGCCCGATGCCCCCCGCCGGTGGCCCGCAGCCCCCGATGCCGATGGCCCGCAAGGACGGCGGCAAGGTGTACCCGAAGATGCGCTTCGGCGCTGGGTCGGGTGAAGGCCGTCTCGAAAAGATCGAGAAGTACGGCAAGAACGCCTGACATTGTCCTCCCTGTCAGGCCAAGACCCCCAGCCGTTTCTCCTCCCTGCGGCTGGGGGTCGACCATATGAATGATCATCAGGATGAACGATGCAGACGATCTCCAGCGCTTTCGAGCGCGAACTCGCCAAGCTGATTGCTGAGCGTAGGAAAACCCTTATCGAAAATGTCGTGTCCGGACTTGCGGTGACGAGCGTGGAGCAATACCGTG